AAAGTTTCTCTATTATCTATTTGGCCTTGGCGTTGTTTACTGACACCAGCTATTTCTCCCATTTGATTTTCTATGTACTGCAACATACCTATTATTTGCTGTACATAATCTCCCACATGAGGATCTAATACTTTTCCTGTAGTATTAAAATTTCCTGCTAACTTACCTGTAGCGGATCCTTTTTTACCCTCATTAAAACTATCTACAACAGCCCACCCTAAGACATCTGCATAATACATCCATTTATCCATATCCCACTCATCTGGGATTTTTGATGGGTCTACTTCGTAAATAGGACCTTTATATTTTGCTAATACAAGTTCTAACCTTCTCATATATACATTATATATATATTGATAAGGCTCCATTCTACTCATTAGAGATTTACCATAGTCTGTACCTATATAACCAAGAAAACATCTTGACATATTATCAAAATGTCTCATTTGAACTTCACGAGGTTGTAACTTAGTATATATATCATCAGCAATTAATGTACCTTCATAGGCTTCATTAATCCATAACCATTCTATACTTTCTCCCAGTTCCTTATTTATTTTATAATCTTCAGGAACCCAATCTTTTTGCTTATCTCCATTCTCATCAAAGAACGTTAACCTACCAATTTTTCTTCTTCCTCTCCATTTAGTACGAATAACCCTTACATTACCATATATATCATAAGGTAAAGAAAATAAATTAAATCTATCATTTAGTTTATCTAAAGGTAAGAAACCCTCTCCAAATGGACCTGGATCTAAATTAGAATATATTACTGGATATTTATGTCCATAATTAAGTACAGAACCTTGAGGATTTATACTATTACGTCTACCATCTTCTATTTTCTGAACTTCGGCCTCAGATAGAGTTTCATAAAACTCATCTATTATTGTACCAACGGGAAGATAATCTAATTCTACAATTATATCAGAATTTTCAATTCTTTCTGAATCTCCTCTTCTTATTGCATAAACTTTTTTAGGATCTACTTTAATAACAGAAGGTTCATTGCCTATAGAATCTATTCTATAAATTTCTTCACCTTTAACTAAAGCGTCCCTAAAACCTCTATTAAATTTATCTTGTAGATCTTGTTCCCTCCATAGATATTGGAGTATTCGTGTAGCAGTAAGTTCATTAATATCTTTCCATTCATACTTACTGTATTTAGAAAATTTATTTACTCTACGCTCTGCTTCTTGTTCATCAAAGGATTCTTTAGTTATTTCATCTATAAGAATCTCCATAAACATTTCTTGTAACTTACTTTGTTGAGAGGATATAGCAGTTTCATTTCTGGCTCTTACAACCCAATCATATTTCCTTTTAATTTCTTCTCCCTGTAATAAATCTATCTTTGGAACAGATAGAGGGTAATTTTTTAAAGAAGAAGGAAATGCTGCATATTCAATTTGTAAAGGATTAAATACTTTTTCTATTTCTTCCTCATTAATTATATCATTATCTAAATCATCATATACTTGCATCTTTCTTTTAACTTCTCCTTCATCAAGAAAAGCTAAAGAAAGTGATGAATTTATACAATCTTTATACCAGTCTGTAGTTTTTTCCGAATCAGTTTTTTTCTGAGAAGGAAAATAACCTACTAAACCCATGTTGTTTCCTATCATAATTTCTAGCTAGATTGCAATAATACAAAATATTTTTTAAAAAACCAAACATTTATGAATTATTTATATACTTTATTTACTATTTGGAAAATATAAGTTAGTTTTATTACCTTTAAAAGGCTTATCCCAAAATTTATCTTGAGTTTTAGTTTGTATTTTCTTATTTAATAATACTTCAGTTATTCTAAGTCTATCTGCTTTTAAAATTAAAACCATTATAAGAGCCATAATTCTATCAACATTTATATCTCCTGAATAAGATATAAGTTCTTTAAGTAGTCCTGGAGAGTCTATTTGCTCAATATTTTTTACTCCTTCCTCCTTATCATAAGCTTGTTCATCTAAGTAACTTAAAATTAAACCTAAACCATAACTTATAACATGATCATTAGTTGCTGTTCCCAAAGATTTATTACCAACTGTTCCTCCTTTAACTATATTTTGATCTTTTAGAATCTCTGGAGTTTCCGCTAATAAGTATAAAGAATTTTTATTTTTAAAATATGCATAAGGGCCTTTTATCTTATTTTCATAGTTACATATAGCATTATAATATATAAATAATCTTCTAGCCTGCTCATAGTATTCTTCTACTAAATATGTTCTTGCAGTATATTCTGCTACTAGTCTATTAGTCCAAGAGTCTAATACAAATATAGATTGTAAAGATTGAGTAACATCTTTATTATCATCTGTATCAATAGGGTCCCATCCTGCTATATATCTATTAGAGAACACATTCCCGTTAGCATCTTTCTTTGGAAGTTCAAATATCTCTACACAAGCATCCATACTAAACCCCCTTCTTAAAGGAAATTCTCTAATAGGTTCTTTAGTAGAAATACCAAATTGAGGTTTTCCGTCAAGCATACTAAATTGAACTTTATATGTTGAATTTAATATAGTCTTTTCTGTTTCTAAAGTTGCCAATCTGCTATTTAAATCAATAATAGGAAATAAATTTCCCTCCATTCTGAGAAATATTTCAGAAGGTTTTATAGGTTTATTAATTATAGTAGCTTGTAATTTAGTTCTACTAGTTGCTTTTTTAGCTTCTTCTCTTTCTTCTAATATAGATTGTAGACCTAAATTTTCATCTGATATATAATTATCAGTAAATTTAAATTCATTTAATGCTTTAGTAGCTGGAAGAAAATATCCTATCTTACCTTTATTTTCCCATACATCATCAAAAATTAAACAACCATAAGCTTCAGGATTATAAAATATTTCTTGAGCATATAAAGCAGCCCCCCCTGCGGTTAATCCTCCTGTACCCATACCATGTATAACCATTCTCTTTGTAGCCATAACTGCTTCAGAAGACAGTAGCGCTTGCCAAGTTTCTAATAAATTATCTATAAAACCAACCTCATCAAGAAAAACTCTATTAGGACGTAATCCTGCGGCTGCTAATGGATTATCTTGAAAGGTTCTATGATGTAATAAAGATTTAGAAATATCTGATGTATAATTTCTACCTGGCATAACACTCCCAGTATAAGAAACCCAAAGAGGTGATGGAAAAAACTCAGGCTCATCCCCACTATTAATTATTGCTTTACCAGGAAGATATTCAATAGCTATTTTTATCTTATCTAGTAAGTTATTACTATATGTTGTATTAATAGCCCCAACTAATGTTTCTGATTTAAGAGGTGTGTTATTCTTTCTATTCAACAAATATTTATCATAATCTCTAGCTCCATCAAATAAAAAATTATGTGTAGCACACCCAGTAGCCCAAAACGTCTTTCCACCCCCTCTCGATTCCAGATCTATAATATTTCTTGGCTCATTTTCATATAAAGGTTTTCCTAGATTCTTAGTAGATCTTTTCAAATAATCTCTTACATTTATATATTTCTTAGTTTTTAATTCTTCCTCTGTTATTTTTTTATATCTTAATGCTTTATCTTTCTCAGGACCATATTTTCTATTACATGTATATTCAGTATCTAGTTCAAAACCACTAAAACCACAAGCTTCTGTATAAATATATGCTTTTTCCCAATCTATATCTCTTAACCACGGTCTTCCTAATGAGAAGTTAGTTCCACTTTCAAAAGTAATAGTATGGAAATTAATGTAATAATAAAGTTCAGGAGGACACCATTTTCCTCCAAACCAATAACCCTCCATACATCTTTTTTTTTGCTCCCGCCACCATAGTATGCGATCATATCGCTGACTTATGGGGTGCCAGTTCGGGACTTCTTTGATAAGAAAATTGTCATTATTAATTAACATAAGATATCTTCCATTCTTTTCTAAATAATTCTTTTGATTTTATATGTTTATGTATTGTCTTACCACAACAATTCAAAGATTTTTTCATATTACTCATTGTATCAAATATTATTACTTCATTAGTATTAATATTTTTAAATTTTATAGGAATAGATAATTTATATTTTATAGTTTCTTGTCTTTCTATTCTTTTACTAATAATATTTTCTTTAATCCTTTTAACATCTTCTATAGTTTTATCTTCTTCTATTAATATAAATATTCCTAATTTTGTAGATGTTGGATATTCTGCTCTCAGAGCATCCCTTATTGTTCCTTTATTACCCTTAATATATTTTGAACATTCTGTAATAGATTTAAAAGTTTTAATAAAATTACAATTTTCATAACCATATAAAGAAACTGGTTGTAATAAAGAATCTGCTGGTGCATGAATTCCTCCACCTTTTTGATTTAGAAGATTTCCACTACAATCACTTTTTCTACCAATAAAATTAATTAAAACTTCTTCTATTAATAAGGCTTCTTCTCTTGTTAAATTATCCTTTATTATTTTAAAAGTAATAAAATCATTATTATTAAAAGTTTCTTTTATTTTAGTATAAAAAGGATAATTATGTAATTTTAAATTACTAGGCTCTATGTGTGAAAGAACCCTACGATTTTTCCCCATTCCTACATATAAAGGATTTTCTTTTGAATCATAATAACAATAAACATAATACTCTTTAATACTATCTTTAATTAAAA